ACCAAAGGAGTTTCCTGAGATAGTCGGTGTTGCGGTAATACCTGTTGCTGCATTAGCTGGGCTAGTGATCGTTACTGCGTTTATAGATACTGAAACAACAGTTGAGGTATGAACAATAGGTAATGAACGATTGCCGTAGTTGTCAATAGCCACGACAGAAACCGACAATACTTGATTGACAGTCGTTGAAGCCGTTAAAGTTTTAGAGCCGGCATTAGTAGTAGCTGTTACTGTTGTTACCGCCGCGTTCCAGTCAGTGATTTCAAAGCTGGCTACAGAACCGCCCACTAAAGCTGATGTACCTGATAGCGTTAAGACTAAACTACCGCCCGTGGCAACTGTTGAAGGCATAGTGTAAGCTGCTGAAACCACATTGTTAGTGCTAGAGCTACCGCCAATTGTTTTAACCGTACCATCAGTATGCTTAGTGAAAAGCTTACCGTCAGCGGTATTAACAGCGACTTCGCCTACTTGCAAGACAGCAGCAGTAGGTACAGCAGAAGCTGTGTTTGAGTTTTTTAGAATGAGCGTGCCAGTTTCAATTACAGACATTAGATTTTTCCTTAGGTTAATTTATGTGTTAAACGATTAAATCAATAGCGCCGACTAATAAGTGCCGCCATTAATTGTTAGAGCAATATCACCACTGCCCAATAGCGACTGGCCATTAATAGTTTTTATATTAATAGCGCTGACTAAGGCCGCTTGCTTAGCAGACACAGCCGCTACTAAAGCAGCAGCAGCACTTTCATTAGTAGCCAGCTGAGCGGCAATTTCAGCGATAGTATTAAGTGCTGATGGGGCAGCTCCCACAACGGCAGAAATAGCAGCCGTTACTTGCTCAGTAGTGACTTTAGTAGCCACCGCTGTATCAATTGCATTGAGAGCGGCGATAATGCGGAGCACATCAACGTCTAATGAGTTTGCCGGATTAGGCAGCTGTAAGCTAAGGTTGGGCGTGCGGTTATCAATCATAGAGAAAACTCCGAGTGTCAATTTAATCAATGCCGAGATTATTACGTCACGACCTAAGTGCAATGTCTAATTACATGACCAGCATGCGTAAATTTTTAATACAAGGCCGATATTGCGATGAGCCTGTTAAGATAAGCTGTGCATGTATCATGGTTTCAGTCATTGCTGTAGAGGCATAAGTAATCTCTACCCAGCCATCGCCTAATTGCGTGGATGTTGTTGAATTTAAAGTTAACCAAGCATCTATGCCGTCAACGCCCTTAGCTTGCACATTAAGCGAAGAATCGCCAGGCAGTAAGACATCTACAATAACGGTAGTAATAACCGCCACCCCTCCTGCTATAGCCCTAGACACATAGTTGCAAGTATTAGCAACCACCCCATGAATCAACTGCACATCACGATGTAAAACGGGTGATTCAGTGATATTGCCTTTCAGTACTGCTGCAATAGAAATAGCGCCCGTTATTGGCGTATTTAAACGTACAGGTTGATCAACCGATACCAGTTGCGTACTTGCATCAGGAAAGGTTAATAAAAACTCGCAACCCGTATTACTAGATGGATTTTCGATAGTCGCCTTAACCATTAGATCAGTAACACCCGTGACACTAACGCTACCCAGCGCTATTGTTTGAGTCGCCGCTGAATAATTTGCACGGATTAATCTAAAAGCTAAGTCTTTATCTTGACTTGCTGTCCAGGTAGTCCCGTCGGATGAAGTCAGCAGAACACCTACTTGATAAGGCTGTGAAGTGACCCATTGCCCAGTGGTTGGATCTAACTTGCCCAATTCAGCGATAGAGCAAGAAGTAATAGCGTCATTGCACAAAATAACCATTGCATACTCAGTCCCTGAGACTAGCAAACAAGGCGAAGCAAAGTTAAAGCGCGTAGCAATACCACCTATATTAATAGCTGAAGGATCAAGCCTTACACTTGCTAAAATAGCTTTCGTGGGCAATCCACCGCTGGTTTCACGCAGTTGCAACTCAACAGCGGACGTTGATTTAGCTGTAAACCAAAGATCAATGCCTTTAATTTGCTGGGTATTGTCAATCGTTAGTGTTTGAGCCAATGGGTTAGTATGATTCCCTGCGCTAAACGAGTGTGTAGCGGTCGTAATAACTTGCTGAGTCTCTATAACACCAGAGCCCTGACCGATAAAAGAGGCCTCACCATAGCTACCGCCACTACCTGTAAAAGTAATTTTTTTAATGCCTGACGGTATGCCGGATGGGATAGTAAACTGGCCCGCTACCGTGCCCACACTATTTGCTTGTAAGTTCATATTTATATCCTAGGGTAATAGCGGAGTGACATCGATGCTGTCAAAAGTGATATTAACAAGCCGCTCATTAGGGTTAAATCCCGTCAAGACAAACTCAATATTAATCTGACGCAAATCAGTAATGACTAATGACTGTAGAGCTAATAAATTACTAGCGGCTACATAGTTAGTCGTAGCGGTTGTAATGGCTTGGGTTATGGCGCTAGACCATGCTGTTTGCACATCTGACCAGCGATCAATAGAAGGCAACAAGACAACCAAAGCAGGGAGTGGGCTAAAGGCCAAATAAGGGTTAATCAACGTGGTGCTAGTTTTAGCTAATTGCTGTACTGATGACGCTTCGGTAATAGGCAAAAATGAAACGGAGTCTGCACCGCGACTATCTGCTTTGTCTACTGTCGCTAATACTGACAGCGTCAATACACCATTATAAATAGCTGCTGTTTGAGCAATACCTTGATCTCGCTGTGAATCATCCAGAAAGGGGTCGGTAAATAAGCCCTTTTTAGCGCCAGATTCTCTAGTGTGGATGTCTGAAACTAGCTGCTGCTGTGCAACCAAGCCTAATATGTAATCTAATCTGCCATTAATACCGGCCAGATCCTGCATAGGCACAACGCGAATACCATCACCAACAACGCTTCTAGTGCTATCCCACGTTTGAGTAACAACAGCTAAGGGCAAGGTGCCATCAGGCAAAGTAGGCAAGCTTGGATTCCAATTTGCAGAGACACCCTTAATATAAGTAATCACGCCTTGATCTGTGACACAAATGCGATCAAGGCGCAGTAATGCTTGGTTATAACTAACTAAGATCAATGAGCCAATGACCGCATTGGCAATTGTAAAGCCTGTTGAATCTATAGCAGTAGGCGTTACAGCTGTAATATATTGATAAGTGACCGAATAAGTAGAGCCTGTAGCGACTTCTGCACCAGCCAATGACCAGTCAATTTTCCCCGCTGTTAGCTTGTAGTCAGTCCCTTGCACATAGGTAGTAACACCTTGCACAACGGATAATATGGATAACACTGAAGAATCAATAATTTGATCAGATACGCCTGAAAAAGCGCCGTGAGTTAACGTGGCTGTTTTTTGCGCAGTAATACGCACTTGGGTAACATTGGCGACCGGATAAAGATCAAGATTAACTCGCTGACTGCCAACTGTAGTAGAAGCATGCGGCTCTGAATCTATAAATCTAAAATCAGGCGCTGGGACAACTAACAAGCGTGTTGCTGTAGCAAACTCAACACTATAGCCTCTAACCCTAGCCTTGCCTTCTGATACCGAATAAGACTGTCTACCATCACTCATGTCAGCTAATTTTGAACAGACTAAACCGCTAACCACATAAGAGCCGCCTGATGAATCTCTGTCATAAAGAGCAATCGCTTGGGTAACGCTATCTAAGTTAGGCGGTGCAGCCTTGGCATTTAAAAGGCCATTTATAACGGTATAGATAGGATAAAATTGCGCATCTGCACGCTCACCTGCAAAGCCCCAGACTAATTCAACTTTTAAGCGCGATGCTCCGGCTTGCTGATAGTTGCGAGTTCCTGCAGCAGGATCAAGTAAATTAGGATCTTGAAGTGCAGTAATCACTGTCTTAACAAGATAGACGCCCACGGCAATCGTGGCATTTACATCGATAACAAAGTTACGGGGCACAACGCCTCTAACAGATCCACCAACATAAATAGCGCCAGATTCTGCATTAATCGCACCTGTCGTAGCGTTAACAATTAATTGCGCATCACGAATAATGTCGCCATCTTTAAAAATGGCACTCGAAATATTAAGCAAGCGCGTACTGGCATACTCTTGAATTTCATTTAACTCTGATGACTGCAGGCCTGCACCAGCAACAAATAAACTTTTTTCATACAGCAAGGCTGGATCGGTGCGGTCATAATAACCATAAGGCATAGTAGGCATTTTTTGTCCTTTAAATAGTTAAGACAAACTCAAAAGACTGTCGAGAGTTCGGTGATCGTTGAATGGATTCAAGCAAATTTTCAAGTGCGAGCAATGTGCCTGGGCTGACTAAGTTAGCAGCAACAAAGTATTTTTGACCGATAGGCAAGCTAGGATCAGTGACCGTGCCAACAAAAATAGCTAGCTCACGAATAATGGCAGCAGAGGCGTCTGTAAAGTCAAAATTAAAACGCATATACAAATTAGGCGTAGGCGTTAGCGATAAGGAAAACTGCTTGCTAATGCTATTGCCCTGCGAATCATTAAAAACAGGCACAATAATGTCGCCCGCTGTATCAGGATTAACATATTGAATGCTAGTCGCTATACGCCTACCTAATTCACTAACCAAGCCCGCTGCATTAACATTCTCAGCAACATGTGCAGTATCCCAACTTGGATTACCAGAACCCCAAGCAAAATGTATAGGCTGGGCGGCAATTGATTCTGCAATTGCTGTACGTCCAGATGTTGTCAAAATAGCCACTAGCGACTCTCCGTTGTAGATTTTATGCAAATACCACTGTAAGAATAACTTGATCCCCACAGCATTGAATCCCAAGAACCAGACCATGAATGAATCTCAGTGCCTAGCGTTGGGTTAAGTTCTAAATAGTGTGTTGTCACGACCATTTCAGAGATATAAAAACCACTTAAAATAGTGGCGTCCCATGTAGATTTATCCCATGAGCCAGACCAGTGCTGGGTTAGTAAATTAATGCTAGACTTTACCGCTGAGTTCTCAATGTCTCCCCAAGTGCTGTCGCCATAATAGCCCCAGCCCTCGTAACACCATGCCTCACTCGCACTATTGAATATACCAACAGAAAACGCTCGATTGTCACTGTAAGTAAGGCCTAGCGATGGGCTAGGCACTTCTGCACCATTAACATAGTCAGGCCAATAAACATCTTCTTCAGCGACTTCTCGATAGCCGTTATCGAAATCTGAAAGGGTAAAATCATCTAGCATCGGCGTGTTTTTGCTAGTGACCGTCTTCATAGTGGTGCGACAGCGCAAGTCACCTAGCTTTTCGTCCATGTCGGACAGCACTAGATCAGCACGGACAAAGGAACGCTTAGACTCTAGGAGTAAAGGCAGCGCAGGAATTGTTTTGTCAGCTTTTTTATAGGTATCATTCCACGGACGACTATCCCAGCCGTTCTTTTCTAATACCGACCATAGCCTTGTATTCCAAGACCCTAGCCATTCAAATTGAGGATTACGGTAGGTTGACGGGTTTTCCCAGCCAATCAAAATTGAGCTGTAATTGCCTAGACTATAGGTATCTGTGCGAACCGCTTTGTAATTAGGTACGGGTTGAAAATCTGAAAGGATATAGCCACCAGAAAGCCAATCTTGGGCAGCAAAAGCAGCACCAATCGATAGATCATTAGTGAGTGGAAAAGATAATAATGTGCCCGCTGCTTTATCAACGGATAATCCATTAGCATAATCAGGCCAGTAAACATCTTCTTCAGCGACTTCTCGATAGCCGTTATCGAAATCTGAAAGGGTAAAATCATCAAGTAAGGGTGTATTTTTGCTAGTGACCGTCTTCATAGTGAAGCGGCAGCGTAAATCACCTAGCTTTTCATCCATGTCGGATAGCACTAGATCAGCACGGACAAATGAACGCCTAGCCTCTAAGGCCAAAGGTAGCGTAGGAATAGGTGTAGGAATGCTGGGATATAATTGATTCCATACCTTAGAATCCCAGCCATTACTTACCGCGACAGACTTTTCCCATAACTTGCTATCCCACGGGCCCGCCCAATTATAAGGAGTAACAACTTGGTTTTGTGCATTAGCCCAGCTAAAGGGCAGCAACTTATAAAGCCCCATCGCATATATATCGTAAATAGAAATACGATAATTATTAACGATAGGATCGCCTAGCTTATAGTCATCTAAATTTGTCTTATCAGCATAGATAGCGCCAGAAAATACATGCTCCGTCTGAGCAATACCAAGTCCTTTTATGCCCGCCTGATTGCCGCGCGTGTCGGGTATAAACTCAGGAGGCAGCTGAAAGACAGCCGCAGGGCGTAGCTTTTCAAATAAGGCAGTAATCCCGTTCCAATTGATGTTTTGTTGTGCGCGAAGTTGCGGCCTAAAGACATAAGGCGACCACATATCACCATCATAGGTGCGCTGGTTGTCTAATGAAGATTCGGAAAGAAAAAATAAGTCTTGCCATGGTTCATAAATATCAATTTTAGAGCCAAAAATGGCTTTAGCGGCATTAATAAGCGCGTATTTGTTTGACTTAGGGCGCAGGGTATCAACAATAATTCGCTGACTGTAAGCGGAATCCGCCTCACCTATCTGTCTGGGGTCTGCAAAATACTGACCCCAAATGTCCAGCATTTCACCCGTCGCGCTATTAATATAAAGATCAGCAATCGCCTCATCTATATTATTGTCAGCCGCATCGAGCTCCACGGCATAGGCATCCATGATGGCCCATAGCGTTGAAGTAAATATAGACAGCAAGTCGCCATTAGATTCAGATTCTAAGCCTGAGCCATCAATTAATGTGCCCGCGCTAAGATGCTGCACATCAGCATTAAAATACTTAACTTCAATCGTGGTTTTTGCAAGCGCTTTAGCCAGATCGCCTATTGTTCCTGTTAGCGGAAAGTCTGTTACTAAACCATTAGCTTCAGTTACCGTCAGCTTTCCATTATCAATAAGCCACGACAAGGCACCATTACTGCCTAAACGTAAGGCCGCCTCTTTATCGGGCGCTGGATCAAGTCCGCTGTATAAGTTGCCAATCAGCCTTTCGCGGGTCGCTAACATTAAGCTACACCTTCAACCACTTGCAGATTGCCCATGACTAAGGCGGTGTTAAAGGGGCAGGTTATATTTTCTAAGAGGTTATTTCTTACCGCCTTAACCCCTGCAGCACTCAGCACAGCATTATCAAGATTCTCAACAAACAGCACAAAACTCGGCTCTACAGACGTTATCTGATAAGACAGGCTATTTAAGATATTATTTTTTACAGCGTTGTCTAGCGCCACGCCAGCAAACATCTCAACGGTAAAAATGGCATCAATCGATTGCTCTTGCATAGCAAAAACACGCACACGAATACCTACAGGCCTATAGCCAGCCACAAAGGTTTGATTAATCTCATCCCAATAGCCATCTACTAACTTCTGAGCATCGACAACTAGATCAGTAGACGCTAGTTGATTAGCGCCATAGATAAAAACATCCATCGTACCTGGCACTTCTAAGAAACCAATCCGACTGACATAATCAACAAGAATGCCGTTAGCATCGAATACTTGCGCCATACGCGCACCATATTCAACCGCACCATTTGTGCCCCTGGCTAAGGTTGTAATAAATTGCGAGAACCTGGCTTTTCTTTCAGTCTCAGTTTCACCATCGCTACCGGAGGTAATGGCGTTACCAATAACAATAGAACCTATAGGAAAATCATAGTTTTTAGTCGCATTTATATCACCATAAGCTGCATTACCGACCGAGCCTACCTGAGAGCATTCAACTAAAACATTGATCGTTAATAGCCCCACAGCAACCGGCACAGACTGCACAGAAAGTGAGGTTATATTATTGGATGAATTAACAAATATAGTGCCGGCAGGAATAGTAAAAGCTTCAACGACAGGGCCGCCAAAGTTAATAGTAACTAAGCCACGCGCAGCCGTAGACTGTATCAGTGCAAACTCAAAGCCTAAATAAATGGCCGTTGGGATCGCCTCAAGAATCCCATAAAACATACGCTGATAGAACTGTTCAACCTCAATCGCTGATGATTCAAGTATAGTTCTGGCAACAGATCCCACATTGAAATCGGTTATCTTTGTTTGCGTTGCCTTAGCGCGGTTTATCATACCGGCGCTAATAGATACCATGTCTTTTAGCTGAAACATTTATACCACCAGTAATAAATCTAAGGGTTTTCCAGAAATAGGGATAACTGTAGCGACAACATTAATCACATCGCCCACTACTGTTGCTGTACATGAAGACACGTAGTTAACACGGACATCTTCAATAAGGGCTGACTTCACATAAAATGCGGCTAATTGACCAGCAATAGGGCCATTCATAGCGCCCATAACGGAGCGCACATAACAACCAAAATCTGGATGAAACCCCAGCTCTTTTTTATCCACATCAACATGCAGCGTTAAGGCTTGATGTAAATTAGCAAGTCCGCTAACAACTGCTAAATCGCCATTAACCACGGTCAATTTCTTTTTTGCTGCTGAAATGTCGATACTAAAAACAGCCGCCGAATCTGAACTGGCATCAATATAAGACGAAGACGAAGGGATCTTAATAGCGTCGCCATAAGTCAATACGCCATTACTCGCAATGTCTGCAATATAAGGCGGCTTAAGCTCATTAATAATGACTAACGTTACCCAGCTAGATGCATCCCCTAGCTCACGTAAGGCTATGCTTCTAAGATCATCACCATAATCAATGGTGGCGTAACGAATGTTTGGAGCGGCAACTAAGTTCATTTAATGACGATATTGCCAACAGCCTTCATATCGCTGGCAAGCTGGGTCATGGGCGAAGGATTGAGCACAGGATCAAGATTGACAAGGCGGCCCAATGCAGGGGCAGACGCAGAAGGCATCTCAAAGGCGGTTGTCTTTAATGGAAATAAAACAGGAAAGGGGTTTTCAGTTGCATATTTAGAGATAGGCGAGCCACCCGCTGTTGATGAACAGTTTGACGCTCCATATAGACCATTATAATTAGGCAGAAATTTCCCAGTCGAAAATACATTGATCAATATACAAAAAGCATTTTCTAGGGCCGCTGTTAGCAGCTGAAATTTAGACATGATCACTTGCGGAAGGCTCATGACTGATCGAATCATGGAGGTCACATTGGCCATTGCTCTAGTAATACTGCCTACAATGCCTAGTAAGCCAGACGTTACGGCATTAACAATATTCATGCCTGCTGCAATAACTCGCTGAACGGCCTTAAGCGCTTTAGCAGTAAGATTAAGTAACTTGTCGAACACGCCTTTTATTTCGCCCAGCACAGATGATATGCCGGAAGTAATTGCATTAGATATCTCGTCAATAGAATTAAGAAAAGAATCTAAAGCATCTTCCATAGTCTTGCTCATAGAGCCAGGTGACGCCTTAGCCACCGCTTTCATCGTTGCGGCCACATCATCAGATAGCCAGGTTAAATTAATCTGATACTGGGAAAGTAGCGGCCTAGATTTATTGCGACGCAGCACAAAATTTTGCGGGGCAACAACGTAAATAAAGCCATCCAAATAATCTGCAAAAATCAATTTAACTTTGTCGGGATCGCGAGCAATAGCAAGTGCTTGTGCACGCTGGCTATGCCATTGCGAAAAAATAAGATCATGCAAGGCTTGAAAGGCTTTAAGGCCATCGGGAAGATCGCCAGAGCCCCAGCCCGTTGTTCCTGAAAGCTGAATAGTCGGAATGCCACGCCCAAAGTTATCAGCCCAAGCGCCACCTAAGGTCTGGGTAGTCGTTAAGCGCGATAGATCGGTGCGCGTTAAGTCCTCTGGCCGAATTACCAGCTTCATTTCAATAGGCGCAGTTTCCATAGCCATATTATGAAGAATAAAGCTGATCGGGCGGTCTGAGGATTTCTGGAGTGGCGTAGTCATAGGGAAAACTATGCTGTCACGACCTATTAAATTAAATGTAATTTTTAGTGTTAGGCGGGCTTTCTAAAGAAAAATAATGTGACCCACCTACTTTGTTGTATATATTGACAACATTGGCGCAGCGTTGTTAATATGTACAACATTAAACAACAAATTTAAAAATGAGCGGGCAAAAATGAGCACATTAGCTTTTGATACGCATGAATTCGTTAAAAAACTGAAAGAAGCTGGATTTAGCGAAATACAAGCAGAAACATTAACAGATTTACAAAAAATTACGGTATCAAATACGCTTGAGCAAGCTAAACATGATTATCATTTGGATGATTTGGCAACAAAAAGAGATTTAAACGAAGGCCAATTAAAGTTACAAAAAGAAATTGCAGAGACTAAAGCTGATCTAGTTAAGTGGGTTGTGGCTGTCGGGTTGTTGCAAATAACCATTATTACCGGCTTGTTATTGCGATTATCTGGAAAGGCTTAATGAATGAGATAACCATTGGCATTGTTAGCGAAGAAGCTGTATCAAAACGATTTTTAGCGGCTTCGCAAACAGAGCAGCATCAAGATGCCTTTATTGATTTTGAAACAGTGGAGCAACTTTGGAAAACAATGACCTTAAAGCGCTGGCAAGTGCTAAAAGTTATGACAGGGGCAGGCGAGCTAACGATACGAGAAGTCGCAAGGCGTGCCGGACGTGATGTTAAGGCCGTGCATGGAGACGTTACAGCACTGCTACTTTGCGGCTTAGTCGAAAAGACAGGTAGCGGCAAGGTGCTATTTCCTTATGATGCAGTTCATGTTGATTTTATGCTTAAGGCAGATTAAGGCTTAAAATATTAAAATGAGAATTAAATAATGATGAGCGCTGAAAGAAAACTAGAGTCTATTTCTTACGACTGGGACAGAGCCCCAATAATTTGTGAGCTAAATGGTTATCGATGGCTTCTAGGTCCAGAGTTTGATGAAGCAATGACCTGGGGAGATGCTATCGAGTGGTGCAAGTCAGTAGGTTGGGAACTGCCTCCTAGAGAAATCCTATTGATGGCTTATCTTAACGAAGGCATTAAGCCGTTATTTAAGAAAGCCCATTATTGGTCAAGCAATGAGACAGAACCAACAGGCGCATTTTGGCAAGATTTTGGATTTGGCGGTCAGGGCTATGGCTTTACTGGTAATAATATCTGCCATGCTAGAGCGGTCAAGAAGGTGAAGATATGAACAAAGAAAGAGAGTCACTAAATAAAATCAAAGTCATCCTTAAACCGGCGGACTAGTATTGCCACCTTGAGGGTCTGGGTGCGTATGATGTATTAAGCTAATGCTGCCAGCAACGATGTCAGCATCAGAGGTAATGCCTCCGGTGATATGC